ATGCCGAAATAATTCTAGTTTGTTGCAACTGTAAAAAAGAAAAACTGTTATGGGAGCCGGTGCTAGATTATTTTGAGCATGAGCCTAAGAGGTGCAAGTGCGGAGGGATCTTCCTCCCTGCGGCAAAACGAAAGGATGTGTAAATGATGAACGATTATTTTTGGTACGTAATTGGTACGTGTGATGCAGGGACGTGCGCAGGATGCGAAACCTATTTATCTATAAACAGTGAAGAGTGTGAAGTTATTCACGCAGAATACGAGAAAGACATAGCCGAAGCGATAGAGCCAGTAAGAGAAAGATATGCTGAAAAAATGAAGGAAATGGGGAAGGTGAGATAGATGATTTCAAAAGAATACGGACAATATACTTTAATCTGTGATATTTGCGGCGGTGGAACTGACGAGGAATTTAATACCTTTCAAGATGCAGTTGATGGGAAAAATAGTGTAGGCTGGAAATCGCAGTATAGGGATGGCGGCTGGCAGGACGTTTGTGATGAATGTTTAGAAAGTGAGGGGGTGAAATGAGGTGGAGTTATAGCGACATAACATTATATGAACAATGTCCTTATGCTTGGTATCTTAAACATACATTACCGAGAGATGTAAGACAAAACAATGTGTATGGCCAGTATGGATCGTATATGCACGAGTTATTAGAAAAATATGAAAAGGGTGAGTGGCTGTTAGAAGAAATGGTGGAAGCATATACTGATGGATATCAAGCAGCAGTAACCCTGCCATTTCCAAAAGGATCAGAGGCTAGTGTAGATAAATATTATCAGCAGGGACTAGATTATCTATTACAGTTTGAAGGTTATGAAGAATATGATATTGTAGCGGTTGAATATGAAGCAAATTTTGAATTTGGGGGACATCAGTTTTTGGGGTATATTGATTTAATTTTAAAGAACAATGCCGGGGAAATTCTGATAGTGGATCATAAGAGCGCAGGAAAATTTGATCGAAAGATGTACAAGCAGCTCTATATGTATTCTAAGCCCGTTATGGACCTATTATCAAAATGGCCTACTTACTTAGCTTTTAATATGTTTCGCATAAATGATACAAAAGTTGAAACGTTTGATCCTATGAGATTCCATGAGGTTGAAAAGTGGGCAAGAAATGTAATCTACAAGGTTCAGGACGATCAAGAATATCTTGCAAACCCTGATTATTTTTATTGTAGAAATATCTGTAATTATCGAGAGCAATGTCCCCATGTTTAGTGTATTGTTTATTTTTTCTATCAATGAGATAATTAAAAGAAAGAGGGCTGACTATGCAAATTGAGAATGTGAATGTTAAAAAGATTATTCCTTATGTGAATAATCCGCGAAAGAACGATGGTGCAGCAGTAGATAAGGTAGCAGCAAGTATTAAAGAATTTGGGTTTAAGGTTCCTATTATCATTGACGGGAATAATGTGGTGGTGGCTGGTCATACCAGGCTTAAAGCTGCAAAGCAAATAGGTATGACAGAGGTGCCTATTATAAGGGCTGACGATCTAACCAAGTCACAAGTGAAAGCATTTAGGATTGCGGATAACAGGATAGCGGAGGAGAGCAATTGGGATTTTGAAAAGTTGGAAATTGAGTTAGAGGGCCTTGATGATTTTGATATTGGCATTTTAGGATTTGACGATGGGGAATTGTCTTTTTTGGACGAAGGGGAAGTAGTAGAGGATGATTATGAAATTCAAGTGCCTGAAATTCCTAAAAGCAAGGTAGGTGATGTTTGGGTAATGGGCAACCAGCGTGTGATGTGTGGTGATAGTACTAATTCGGAAAACATTAAAAAGCTGATGGGGAATGTTCAAGCGGATATGTTTTTGACTGATCCACCTTATAACGTAGATTACGAGGGGGGTACTAAATTAAAGTTAAAGATTGAAAATGATAATATGGAGGATAGCGCTTTTAGATCATTTTTGGCGGATGCATTTAATGGTGCTTTAGAAGTTATGAAGAAGGGTGCTGTGTTCTACATTTGGCATGCAGAGAGCGAGGGCTTTAACTTTCGTGCGGCGTGTAAAGATGTGGGTTTGCAGGTAAGACAGTGCCTAATCTGGAATAAGAACAGTATGGTTATGGGGCGGCAAGATTATCACTGGAAACATGAGCCTTGTCTGTATGGTTGGAAAGATGGAGCAGGGCATCTTTGGGCCGCAGACAGAAAGCAAACCACAATCCTGAATTTTGACAGACCGAGACTGAGTTTAGAACATCCAAACATGAAACCAGTATTATTATTTGATTATTTGATTAAAAACAATACTAAGCCAGGTGATGTAATTTTGGACTTGTTTGGTGGTTCAGGCACTACTGGAATAGCGTGTGAGCAGAATGAAAGAATAGCTTACATGATGGAACTGGATCCTAAATATGTTGATGTAATTGTAGCGCGGTGGGAAGCATTAACAGGGCAAGTCGCAGGGTTGGAGGTAAACAATGAAACTTTATAGTAACGAGATTGTGTTCAGGGGGCATCCTGATAAAGTCTGTGATCAGATAAGCGATGCTTTGCTAGATGCATATATGGACAAAGATCAATTCAGCAGGTGTGGGATAGAGGTAGTTGGTGGCAAAGGCGTCATATTTGTGACAGGTGAGGTTACAAGCCGCGCCACAGTGGATGTTAAACAAATAGTAAGGCGAGTGTTATCGGATGTTGGATATCCAATTCATTATCAAGTAATTGACAATATCGGAATTCAAAGCAAAGACATAGCACTTGGAACCAATGAAGAAGTTTGTGGTGCCGGGGATAATGGTATGATGTTCGGATATGCAATCAACACAACGCCGCAGATGCTGCCAAAGGCTATGGTTATTCTTCAGCAACTATCAATGTGGTATGATGGCTTAAGACAGAGAGATTTAAGGTTTCTTCCTGATGGCAAAGCGCAAATCACTGGGGTATATGATAACAGGTTTAATCTTATAGGCATTAAAGACTTCACAATATGTTATCAAAATACTGAAGAAAACCGGGAAGAAACAGATGCCATCATTGGTGCAAAGGTGAAAGAACTGTGTGAAACAGATATAGACTCAATACTTATCAATCCTACAGGGAAGTTTAAGGTAGGCGGGTTTATAGGGGATGCAGGCCTGACAGGAAGAAAGATAGTGGTAGATAACTACCAGTCATTTGCTAATGTAGGTGGTGGGGCGTTCTCTGGCAAAGATCCTACTAAGGTAGACCGTAGCGGGGCATATAAGGCAAGAGAGATTGCTAAGGCGTTTTTACAGGAGCTGGGGTTGGAGTGGTGTGAGGTACAGCTATCTTATGCTATTGGGATGCCAGAGCCTTTGGCAATATACATTGATAGCAACATTGGGTTTATAGAGGTGGATCATGCTTTGTACGAAAATTGCGCTGTTTCAAACATTATCAACGATCTAGGACTAAGAACGATAAAGTTTGAACCTTTGGCAAGGTTTGGCCATTTCATGTAAGGTTGTTTATAAGAAAGGTTGATTGGATGACAAAATCGGAGATAACGAGACTGTTAAATAATCACACATATGTCGAGGATGAAATCAACTCTTGTATTGAAGCGATGCGCAGGTTGGCTGAAGTGACTGCGTGCGAGCGAGACATAAAATCAACCATCATCACAGGAATGCCTGGCAACACGTCAATGATAAGTGATCCAACATATCAAAAGGCAGAAAGAATTTTGACGGAATACAAGCGTGAGATTGATAGGTTAGAAAGAAAGCAGGCCGGAATATTTGAGCGGCGAGCGCTGGTTGAGGAACTATTGGATGTGTTAGTACCAGCAGAGTTAAAGATTATAAAGCTCCGATATATAAAAAAGTATGCTTGGTGGATGGTTTGCGAGCATATGCACTATGCGCGCAGACAGTGTTTTAATATTAGGGATGCAGCGCTAGAAAAGATGTTACTAGCAGCAAACAAGAAGGGGTTGTGAATATTGCATTTTATTGCACTTTATTAGTGATATAATATCAGTGTGGAAAGTAAACAGAAGGTTTGAGTCAAGTGCTTGAACCTTTTAATATTTATAAGGGGCGAGCTAACTTCAGACACTCGCCCAACCCTTCGGGGTAATCTGGAGGTGTGCGCTGATGGCTAAATCGAAATGGCCACAAGTTAAAGAGAGACTATCGCTGATTGAAAAGTGGGCCAGGGATGGACTGACAGAAGAACAAATAGCTAAGAATCTTGGTATTAGTAAAAGTACATTAAACTTCTACAAGACAGAACACCCGGACTTTTTGGACTCCATAAAAAGGGGAAGGGAGCCATTCATCGCGGAAGTAGAGAATGCATTAGTAAATAGAGCTTTAGGAATGGAGCATAAAGAAAGCAAGACATATATCAGGGATGAAGCGGGCAAGATTACGCGATACAGAAGAAACGATGAAGTATTATCCACCAGATGTGGCTGCGTGTAACATCATTTTGAAGAACAAAGATAAGAAGAATTGGTGCGACAATCCGCAAAAGCTGGATATGGATCGTGAACTCTTGGAGTTTAGGAAAGAGATGGAAAGGTTGAATAATTTCTAATGGCAGATAAACGTCATGCGTTTTATACAAGTAAAGCATGGAGATCATTATCGTATAGCTTAAAGGTTGCAGCGTCGGGCCAATGTGTTAGATGTGGAAAGACGGTCCTTGACTTTGGACAACTCATAGGACATCACATGGTTGAGCTGACGGACGATAACATCGACGATCCGAACATATCCCTTGACCCGGGAAAGATTGAAATCATATGCCAAACGTGTCACAACCTAGAACATGCGAGGTTCGGTGGTAAGCAACAGGTTTATATTGTGTATGGTAGTCCATTAAGTGGCAAGACAACGCTGGTTAAGGACCTAATGCGGCATGGTGACATTGTGCTGGATATTGACGAAATTTGGAGAGCTATCACATACCAGCTCGGTTATATTAAACCGGATAACGTGAGATTTAATATATTCAAGTTAAGGGATGCAATGCTGGACCAGATAAAAACTAGATACGGGAACTGGTATAATGCATATATAGTTGGTGGCTATCCTGATAAGTACGATAGAGAAAGAGCTGCGCAGGAGCTGGGCGCTGAACTGATCTACTGTGATAGCACAAGGGCGGACTGCCTTGATCGTGTAGCGCTGGCAGGTAGACCAGACAGATGGATAACGTACGTTAACGATTGGTGGGATAAATACACAACGTAGACCCTCCCCGGGGGTGTCCCAATATTGAATAATGGAGGTAC